CGGAAGCGTAGAGTCCGAACAGTTCAGGGCGATCGTAGTAGTCGGTGCCAGTGGTGAAGATCGCGTATGCTTCGGTCATTGGTGGGGTTCCTTTGAACTGAGATCAGTATAAGGGGTCAGGCGGCGGCGAAGCGGTCAGCGTAGACGGTTTCCAGACTGTACGCTTCCTGTTCGCGGGTGTCATCATCCATGATACCCTCCAGAGTTTGGCGGCAATGGATCAACTCATGGATCAGGGTGAGGATGTAGTCTGCCTTAGGGAGGTCGCGTTCAATGTCGATCAGGAACTCATGCCCATCTTCCTGCTGCCATCCTACCACACCCTCAGCAGTCAGGCGGCGGTGGTGAACGGTGACGGTGGCGGCACCCAGCAGGGGCTCCTGGTCAAGCATGAAGCGGTAGATCTGCTGTGCCAGGCGGGGGCGTTGCTTCTGTCCTGAGGTGAGCAGCATCGGTCGGTTGCGGTTGAGAGTATCCTAGTCGGTCGGTGGGATCAGTCGCGGTCGCTGATGTGCCAGACCGTCGATTGGACAGGGCAGGGGATGTAGGTGCCTGCCAGGATCTGCTGGCGGCGCTCCTCCTCCCGCTTGAGTTGGGCGGCGTATGCTGCCATCGCTGCCTGGCAGGCGGGGTCGTTGGCGGCAGTGTCGTTGGTGATGAACACGTGGGTCGTCTGAACTGAGATCAGTATAGAGGCAAAAGGGAAGGGTCATCCCCCTCCGTTGTGCCACTATCAGAACTGGACTTCGCTCAGGGTAGGTTGGGCACTGATGGCAGCATAATGGGCGGCGCAATCGTCGATCCCTGCCTGCTCAACGTCGTTGGTGATGGAGTCCAGGATCTCCAGGATCTGAGCGCCATTGGCACCGCGACGGAGCAGGGAGAGGGCGAGGTCAGCAGTCATGATCGGTTGAAAGGTTGAAAGGTTAGGGGGGAGTCTTTAAGGGCGCTCCCGCTCCCATTGTATCAGGCGGGGATCAGCAGATCATTCTCCCAGCGGGCATTCGCCAGGATCTCATCGTAGAAGGGTTGAAAGGCGATCGCTCCTTCTACGGGGGTGGATGCCTTCATGATAGCAGCGCGGCACTGAGCGGCGATCTCATCAATGCTGGTGGCGCGATCGGTGGAAGGATTGTAGCGCATTGGGGTTCAGGTGTGAACTGAGATCAGTATAAGGGGTGAGAGGGGCGCAGAGCGCCCCGTGTGTGCCAGTTCAGAGATCGGTCAGCATTGCGTTGATCTCCAGTCCGTCGATGGCAGGGTCATCCCAACGGCACCCGTCAGGGGTCTCCTTGCTGCCACACTCCCAGAGCAGTTCCACCAGGTCCTGATAGGTGCGGCAGGTCTTAGCGGCACGGTAGAGGGACTCATCGTTCTGAATCCAGAGGGAAACGTTCCAGGTCTCCCAGTTTGCCCAACCGTTGAAAGTGGAAGCGGTCATCGGTGTGTCCTTGTGAACTGAGATCAGTATAAGGGGTCGGTGTGGGGGGTTGGTGCCCCCCTTGTGCCACTAGGTCAGTCGTCCATCCCCATCGCATCCCGCAGGAGGTTGTAGGCATTCAGGTAGTAGTCTGCGTCGGTGCCCTTACCAGCGACACGGCAGTCAACTGCCAGGCAGAGCACGGCGGTGCGGATGGTGCTCCACTGTGCCTCAGTCAGGGTGATGGAGCAGAGGTCGTTGGGGAGGACGTTGGTGCGGGTCATCGGGTTGCCTTGTGAACTGAGATCAGTATAAAGGGTCAGCGGGCGGTAGGCAGCAGGCAGCGTGACACTTCACCAGGTGTCACAAGCACCTGTCCACCCTGCTCGATGCACCGTGCTTCGATCTTAACGTTGGCACCGTTGATCAGGGTGGCGATGCCAACCGCCAGCAGCATGATGACACCTGCCACCAGAGCATAGGTGGCGATCTGGTCTAGCATCTGGCGGGTCTGGTAGGTCATCAGGTTCGCTTGTGAACTGAGATCAGTATAAAGGGTCAGCGGCGCAGGAAGTCGGCGGTAGTGTCCAGTAGGTCCGCTGTCACACTACGCACGGGGTAGAGTGGACCCCAGAATCCCCAGAGCAGCAGAGCAGCGATCGTCAGGCGGAGCATCGTAGCGCGGTGGAACTCAGGGGAGCGTGAGCGGGTCAGGGCGTTGATCATCGGCGGCGGAGGATACGTTGCAGGATCAGGACGTGCCCTGCTCCCATAGTGTAACCGATCAGGAAGAATGCTGCGGTGATCATCGTTCCAGTTGTGCTAGGGAGGACGGTGCGACGTGGGAGGGTGACCCACAGGAGCGGTAGAATTCTACCATACGCTCTGCCTCTGCCAGAGTGGGGAACCACTGAGAGCGCCACTCGCAGGCATTGTAGGGGGTCTGGTAACGGACTTCGAAGCGCATCGCTGTCGTTTGAACTGAGATCAGTATAAAGGGTCTGGCGGGGAATCGGGGGCAGCGGGTGCCACCCCCTCAACTGTCACTCCCCGTAGAATGCTTCGAACTCATCAGCAACCCGATCAATGATAAAGTCGGTTGCATCAATGTCGAAAGTATAGCAAACCCAATCGACGCAATCATTCAGATCGCAAAGGTTGCTACCCATAAAGTCACGCAGTGCGGGAGCGATGTCAAGATCAAACAGATGCACTTCGGAAGCGGTTGTTTTGTTCATACCGGTATTCTAAGGGCAGGGTGGGGGCAGTGCGGGGGACAGTGTACCAGTTCAGAAAGTGGCACAAGGTGGGTTGTATGGGGTCGCCGCGGCCTTATACTAAGGTCACAAGCGAAGGAGGGGCGGGGTAGCCCTGATGACGAAAAAGGTCGTCACGGGGGCAGCCTTGAAATAAAAAAAAAGAAAAAGTATAAAAAAAGGGAGCGTATGTGCTCCCCCTTTTGTATCATTCAGCGACCGTCAGTGTAGTCTCCGATGATCATACCATTCTGGCGAACCTGAGCGTAACCGTATTCCTCAGAGAGTGACAGGCACAGATCCCAGGCACGATCCTCATCAGTGGTAGTGTTCTCCCAGGGAGCGGAAGGGCAGATCACGTCAAGGCGTTGCATCGGTTTCGTTTGAACTGAAGTCAGTATAGGGGGCAGCAGTGTCCCCCTGAGGGTTCAGGTGGACGGTTCAGGCACTGGCACACTGAAAGCGTCCGCTGGTGAAATTGTGGTAGGAAAATACCTCACGCTTCACCAGTTTGAACATACCAAACTCATTGGTCATTGTGTAACCTTCGGCATCAATTCGATCCTGTTTGATGTATGCTGCGGGACCATTGTTGCGGCACAGGAACAGGCAATCTTCCTTGATTGACTTCACCAACTTCCACAAACGAATCAGGTTAGGATCACATCCAAACGCATCATCTTCGATCTCACGTTGCTCACGGATGCAAGCGTTAATGGCAACTTTAATCTTTGCCGCTTCGGTGTTAGAAACGAACTGGCAGGTGGTTGCCATCTGACGGGCAAAGTTGCACACTTCCTCTACATCAGCGAACGATTCTTGACCGTGCAGAATGTAGGCATCAGGTTTCACAAACTTGACCGTTTCAGTATCATTCCAGGTTGCACGGTCAGGGTATGCTACGGCATCACGAAGATCGCTCTCAGCATAATAGCAAGTGTGCGGAGCGATGATAATAGTTTGAGTGACAATCTCAGGGAACTGATACGTGATCAGGTTGGAAGTATACTCATCAGATCCACCGAACCCGATGAACTCTGCCTGATAGATTGTTTCAGTACGGGGCAGAATGTCAAAGCAAGTGTGCAGAATGTCTGCAACATTGCCTTCATAGTGTTGGTCAATCTCATCGTGAGAGTGTGCAATACGCAGTTTCTTTTTGTTAAAAACTGCTTTTGTACCCACGAAAAACGTACCAGTTGCAGGATCAATCCCCCACACGATTGCGGGCGCTCCGTCGATCTTAACGCTCAGATGTCCACGAGCAGTGAACCAATCCAGCACGGTCAAATCACCCGTGAGGATGGTATCTTCGGGGTGCTCTTGGTGCTTGTTTTGCATCGGGGTTGTTTGCTGATGAACGTAGTATGGCACGAATGGGAAGGCAGCACAAGGGGGTGTGTGCCAGTTGTCAGGGTGTCACCCTCCGCCGTAGACATACTCTACAATACCTGCCTCATCAAGTCCTACGCTTTCGATGATTGTAACCTTAGCATTGTTGAACTCTTTTTGCACCTTTTCATCCTTCACCCGTTCACCATTACAATCAGTGAAATACCCAAACTCCTCCATAAAGATCTGTTCACACTGAGGCATAGATTCTGCTGCGATAACTGCCATTCCGTCAGTGTAATCGTAAAGAACTTCTTTGAGGATGTAGAGTTTCATCGGTCGGGTTGTTTGCTGATGAACGTAGTATGGCACGAAAAGGGGGGGCAATCAACCCCCCGTGTTCCACTTGTCAGACTGTCACACCAGAGTCAGAGTGTCCAGATTGTTGATGCTAATGGTGTTGAACTCTTGCAGAGTCTTTACACCTTCAATGTCAAAGTACAGGTCGATTGCCTCAACAATACCATCGTATTGTGCTTGCAGAACGTGGTTAATCTTGGTACGCTCTTTGGCACTCACGACATCATCGAAACCCTGAACTTCACCCGCTTTGTTGAAACGTGGTGCGACACGGGGAAGAACACTCACGAACAGAACTTTCTCCATCTCAATGTCAGGAGCGAACATCAATCGTGCTGCCTCACCTACACTCGTGTTAGCGTAGTTTTTGATGTTTTTGTTAATGTTACTGTTGAGTGCTTTACCAAGAATCGCAACTTTAAGTTGACCATTATCAAACCCAGCAATGTCAATGTCAAATGTACCACCAAAACCATCTACGGGAAGTTGATACTCAAACTTCCAATCATACTCTGCCCACGTGGGATTTGCGTTCAGAATCTCATCCAGCAGAACTTTATGGAACTCATCAGTACGCTTGGAAGAACGAACGTTTTGGAAGGAAGTCTCGAGGAAGGTTTCCATTGGTGTTTTGTGTGAACGAATGTAGTGTAAGGGGTGGGGGGTAGGGTTGGCAACCCCCCGTGTGCCAGTTCGTCAGGCGAACACGAATCCGTTGGTGAACTCGAGTTCATTGAACACAGGAGAGGTTCCTGCCTGCCCGATGAACTTATGAACGAACCAATTCCAGTTGCGCTGGAATACACATTCGCCCTTGATTCCGTGCTCTTGAAGAATAGCGTTCAGGCGGGATTTGGTAGTGTTAGACTGCCAACCACCATCAAAGATTTGCACGAAGTCATCACCGATGGTAGCAATGTGGTTGCCGTGCAGGAACACTTTCGACTCATTAGTTTCAGAGTCAAAGGTAACTTCAGTGTTGCCACACTTCCAATCGCGGGAGTCACGAATGGCGGCGTTCATTTGCTGTTCGATCTTACGCATTGGTGTCGGTTGCGTGAACAAAGGTAGTATGGACCAGATCAGGGGGCATTGCAACCCCCCTTGTGCCACTTAGTCAACTGTCACGCAGGTTCGGTCACCTCTGTGGGATACACTGGTTCAGTATCTTCTAGCAGTTCGGGATAGTGTTCGCTAACCTCAGTGATTAAGTCATCCTCACTATAATTGTTGAGGTTTTCTACCAGGCAATCGTATGCAAACTGTTCTAGAGTTTTCATGTCCATAGCGTCCAGGATTTGCTGGGCGTAGGCATCAACGAGGTCGGAACGATTCATGATAGTTTCAGTTAGCGTAGAGTGGGAGTTTCTTACGGAGACGGATTGCATCATCAATCATCTCACCAACCTGTTCGTAAATGTAGGAAGAACCACCTACATCAGCGAGCACATCTTGAGTGAAAAGTGATGGAAAATAATCATCCTGATTGGTTTCCTCATTGAACTCAAACACATCGTGTTGAGTGAATACAAACGCAGCACAGGGAGCGTTCTCACCTTGACTCTCAATCATACGATTGATAGAGTCACGAAGTTCAGAAAGTGTACGAAACATAATCAGTCGTCTCCGAAGTTGTTGACAAGGAAATCTTCAAGTTCTACAAGTTCCACCTCATCCAAGGAGGAAATGTAGTTGTGCAAAGTATCTACTAAAACACCATCATTCTTTTTGCAGGTTTCATACAGAAACTCAAAGAGTTGTGTTTTGGTAGTCATCAAACCTCATCACGCATTTCAGAAAGTTTCTCATAGAGAGCAGAAACATCTGTCCCCACGATTTCACTCACTTCATCCCAATCATCATGAAACTCAATCAATGCCAGGAGGGCATCCAGTTCTTCAAAAGTCAACGAAGTGGTGGTCATTTCAGTAGTCAATGTTTCCGAGAATGTACTCATTGTAGTTGAACTTGTTTTCTTCATCAAGTTCACGAAGTTCGGGAATGTCAAAGATCTCACCAGGAGCATCTTGAATCTCAGTCCAGAGTTCATCAAACATGGTGTGTCTCTCAGGAACAAACGTAGTATGGCACGAATCAGGCACGCTTGGCACGCTTGGTGGACCCTTGCTGAACTGGCACAGTCACGGGGTCTGCAAAGTATACCTTACCGTACTCTACGATCTTATCAACGAACGCCAGCACGGTTTGCATCACCTTACGTGCTTTTTCGTTGCCGTTGTTCTCATTCCAGGCACGAATGAGAAACTGACACGCAGCAACGACAATTGCGGCGATTGTTGCAATATTGAGAATCAGAGTGTCGATGAACGTCCAGTAGAAAGTGTTGGTGGTTTTCATAATCAATTGGTGTGGGAGGTTGATGTAGAGAATTCCTCAACCACGAATGTAGTGTGGCACGAACACCACACGAACACAAGGGGTATAGTGCCACTACTCAAACTGGCACAAGGGCCCTTGACAAGTACTCAAATATTAATTAGAATATGTTTGTTAACGATAAAGATAATAATCTAGACTATTATAAGATATATTAAAGAGATACGAAGTATACCCCGAAGGGGTATGAGTTAAGAAATATAAAAAACACATCTAGATGGTGTGGGAAGGGGTGAGTGGGGTGAAGCACATATTCTTGCACATAAGGCGGGCTCTACGTGTGCCTAGTGTGTCGAGAATATGTACATATATTCTTGCACATCTCGAATGCTCATGTATGTGTGTCGAGATGTGTGTATATGTATGTCGAGATTCATGTATATCGTATTATGAATCTCGTGTGTATCGTGTGATCTCGTCGAGTTTGTATGTCTCGACGAGATCATCATATCATCTAGTCGAGATTCAATCGCGGAAGATGTGGCACGAACGATACGAAGTGCCATCATTACAGGCAGTAAAATCATAACGAAGATTTTGCTCCCAAGTTGCCTCCCAATCCACTACGATTACACCGGGCAGATCATAGAGATCAGAATAGAATTCCTCTGCAAAATCTTCCACATTTTCATAGCAACCCTGATAACGCTCATCACAAGAATCAACGTAGGACATGTCTCCCATTTCTCCAATCAATGCATCAACTGCCTCGTATCCGATTGCTTCACCACAACGCACGTACTCCTCATAGAAAGACACGAAATCTTGCTCATTATAAGTGTCGATGAACTCCAACATATCGGTGAGTTCATAGTTCTCTTCCAGCAACTCATCAATCTTTTCAACCGTAGGGGGGTTGAGCATCTCTTTGTAAGAAGTAGTGAGAGTGATGGACATCGGTTTGTGTCTCAGGAACGAATGTAATGTAACAGGGGTGGAGGTGCTTTGCAACCCCCCTTGTGCCACTTCTAGACCTGGCACATCTCCGCCAGGCGGTTACGAATGTCAAACAATTCCATCTGATCCATGTCTACTGAATCTAAATCAACGGGTGCAAATTCTTCAAGATTAATACTACCATTCTGGTAGATTGGAGCATAATACAACTCATCCCCATCTTCCTGCGACAGAGTGTATACACAACCGTGATCAGGGTACGTGATGAAAATCATCGGGGTTTTGTGTTGAACGAAACCAACATAAACCCCGATCAGGTTGCTTTG